CGGGACATTGTCAGCGCCTTCAAGTCCGCCGGCGGTGTCTGGGGGGTGCGCCAACAGGAGCGCGGCCGCCCCTGGCTCATTACCTTCAGGGGTAAGGCCAAGGGGGTCTACTACGCGCAGGAGAAGCTCGACGCCAACATGTTGCGCTTCTACAACGCCCTCCCTCGCCAAATCATGCTCAACATGCAGGTGGCAACGCAGTCGCTGGAGAAGCTGAAGAAGTCGATCCTCACGGACGTTCGCTTCCACAGCTGCTCCGGCGTGGCGCTTGTCCACGGTGGAGCCGACCGACTTGTGGGACGCCTCGACGAGCAGCTGACCACGACCGGCTGCGGCTATGCCCATATGGGCGACGACAGCTGGGTAGCCATCCGCACGGGTGACCGCCTAGTCATGTTCGCCCTCGACTGCTCGAGCTTCGATCTGACGCAGCACTCCGAGGCCACCAAGCAAGTCCACCAAGTGGTGCGTGAGCAGCTCGCTGCTATCGACGCGCCGGCGGCGGACCTGTGGTGGTCCCTGGCAAGGCAGAGGAACGTGGTCGTGGCTGGCGCGACGGTCCGAACGTGGAAGCACGCGGGCCCGTCCGGCATGCCCCTGCAGAGCGTCGTCAACTGCATCCTCATGGATGTGCTGATCGAGCGCGCCATAGCGGGCATCCGCGGCCTGGAGAGAAACCGCCTTCCCACAACGGAGGGCGCCATCAACGGCCTGCTCAAGATAGTGGGTCAGGAGGTGGGCTTCGTCATCAAGGTGGAGCAGTACCGCAGCACGCCGTTGCAGACTGTCCGCAACGCTCTCACGGACCCCTTCCTCTTCATCGGCTACGACTTCTGGCGCGCCGAACACGGGTCCACGATCCTCCCGTACTGCGACATCGCGCGGACCATGGCTCAGATGCCCTACCCGGGCCTGAAGTGGCTCGACAAGGACATGCTCGACGCCACGGAGGCCATGCGCCTCGGCTCGATCGCCATGAGCGCTGGCATTCCCCCGCCAGCTCACTTCCCCGCCCACCAGGCTTTGGTGGACGTCGCGCTGCGCAAGCTCGTGCGGGCGAAGGAGAAGTACGGGGACATCGCCGACGACCGCCTGCAGTGGGCCGTCCAGATGTCCGCCGTCGGACCCGACATGGCTCCCTCCCTCTCCGGGCTCTACCACGCCCTGGTTCGCGGCACCTATGCCCTATGGGCATACCCGCTGCCCACGGAGTCAACCACCCGCGCCGACGAGGAGGAGCTCCCCTCCTCGTCGATAATGACGTGGGCCGAGCAGACGGACGAGGAGGAGGAGGCGGATCGAGCAGCCGCCGGCCAGCGCATCCCGGTGGCCTACTCGCTGCCAGACGCCTACCCCCTCGTTGGCGAGCTGGGGCTGCGCATCAAGACGCACCCCGTCACGGAGCGCAACGACGGCCGCCCCGGACCCACCGCGGAGTGGCTGCCCAACCGCGCCAAGCAACCGCGGCTGCGCGCGCGGGCCCTGGCGCCTTACGCGAATCGGATCCGCAGCGTACTGGGCGAGGAGGAGGACGAAGGCGACGAGGTCGACTACGATCTCTACCCCGCCCACGACGAAGCGGAGCTCCGTCAGTACGTCGAGGACCCTGGCAAGGCTGCCAAGGAATTCGGCGAAGAAGACTCCGACGCCGAGTCCGCATACTACGGCTCAGACGACGACGAATCCGTCCTCTCCGAGGACGAGTTCCGCCGTCGGATGGGGACGTACTGAGGCTGCGGCCTCTCGTAAGATAGCTTTTCATTTCTGTGCTATGTCTCAAACACAAAACAAAATGCATATGGTACGTTCGCCCAACGGACGAAACCGCCCCCCCCCCCTCACTCGATACCCCCCTGCAACTAACAGAACCAATGGCCTCCAACGCTAACACACCGAATAGGGGACGTCGCGCTCGCAAGCCGGCGCCCCCTCCCAAACCTCGTATGATAGGGATTGCGACCAGCGTCGTCACCCGGCGCACTGGCGCCAGATCGACTGCCTTCCGCGCGAAGGAGCGGCTGGCCGCTGTGGGCAGCAATGCCATTCAGCAGTATCACTGGAACCCCGGAATGGCGAGCACTTTCTCCCTCGGCCATCAACTGGCCCGAGGGTTCGAAAAGTACTCCGTCATGCCCGGCGGCAACAGGGTTACCTTCGTCTCGTCTGCGCCGACCACGCTCGCTGGCCGCATCTACATGTACGCCAACTACGATCCCTCGGACCGTCTGCCCACAACGGAGGATGACTTCGCCGATCGCTCGGACGGAGTGTCCTCCAGCGTCTGGGCGGGACTCACGCTCCTCCTCAAGGGGGACCAGATGACTCCTGGCGGTTCCAAACCCATCCGGGTTGGGAACACAAGTCAGGACAAGAACATCACAGACGGATGCCTGATCGTCGTCGGCGTCTTCGGCGTCCCGGCCGATTTCCTCACCAGCATCGGGAACATGTTCCTGGACTACAACGCACTCCTGCACGTCCAGCGCCCCCTCCCCACGGGTCCCGCGCTGCCCAGGAGCGCCGCGTACTTCTCGCTCGCCGCCATCAGCGTCCTTGGCGTAGACCAATCCGTGGAGTTCACGACCGACTTCGACACCATCGGGCTCACGCCCGGTGCCGATTCCTTCGTGCTCCCCCCCGGCGTCTACAACATCTCCTATCGGGTCGACCTCCAGCAGGAGGTGCCGAACAAGGAGAGCGTGGAGTACGTCGCTCAGATCCTCGTGGCTGATGAGGTCCTGGACGGGGCGACCAGTAGGCTGATCCTCTCTGAGGTGCCAGCCGGCACACACGGCGACACGTTGGCATCGGCGGACAACTTCGTCGCTGTCTCCGAGCCTGCGGTGGTCTACCTGCGACTTGACAATCGCAGTGCGGCCCCGGCTAGCATTCAGGGCGACTGGTCGCGGATCGTCGTCAAGACGGCCTGAGGCGCGAGACGCCCAAGCGAATCATAAGAGAACTCCCCTAGAAGGGGGGGAGTATAAACAATTCACCCTTTGAAATTTGGAATGGTGGGTCATTCACACGACCCTTACCCAACCGGTTCGACTCCGGCCATTAACTGGAT